CTCAGCCGTTAGAGAAGCTGGAAGGGACGAGGGAGGGCAATCTTTTGCCCTCGCTCAAATCTCAAAATCATATATTGATTTTGAGTATGACTTACGTACACTAGAACGTAAGCCAGTAGAGAAGCACAGAGTTGCTTCCTCTACAGACATTCTCAATTATTCAATTGAGAAGTCTTTGGTCGACCGAGAAACTGTTACTAATGTTTCAGTTTCGGTGGTTCTAGAGCCTTCAAAGGCTCGAACAATCACGGTTGCCAGCATACATTTTATAACAATATTAAATGTAGCGGCACATGCCTTTAAAGGCGTGTGTTGTTCCCAACCTGTGCGTTCTGGTATGAACGCTGACAGGCATCTTTGGAACATGTGTTTCAAAGATCTAAATCCCTCCAATACAATTTGGGAGGATTTGGCCGTGGAGGGAGACCTCGACGGGAACTACCAAATATTTGGTGGTTCTACGGATCTGCAGACTGCTACAGATTTCGCTAACATATCTGTTGGTAAACAGATATGGGATGCTTTAATCGCAATTGGCGATTCAAGCAATAAGGACTTTCCAGTCGAGTTTATGAAACTCGCTAGAGACCTTCATCTTGGTGAAAGACAAATCTTTTACCAAGGAAAGCCACTCTGCAAAAAGATGCGGGGTTGGCTTATGGGAGATCCTATGACTAAGATACTCCTTACAATCTCACAAGAGTATGCGGGATTGTACACCAAAAGGTTCTTTCCTTTGGTGTTCTCCGCTGTAGGGGATGATTTGGTTGTTCTGACACCTAAGTCAGAAGCCATTGACTTCCACTTTAAACAGCTGGAGAATATCGGCTTCATTATTTCTGAAGTCGATACTTACAAATCAACTAGATTTGTAAGTTACTGTGAAGAGGTTTGCCTCGTTCCACAGCATCCTGGCGATACAGTTATCGCAAGGATGAAAAAGAATCAGCCATGCTGCGGGTATATTGATTATCCCCGTGCCAGGTTGATGCTTAATACTCGTCAAAATTTAGACAAGTATTCTTACTCCACTTTGGGTAAGTTCGACCTCCTTGGGAAGGAGTGTCGATGGGTAGTTGCAGTTAATAAGCAACTAGCCATGACCTTTATTAGGTCAGTTCTGTTACAAAATATATTTTTGCCACAGACACCGGATACACTCTGTAAGTATATCCCCCTAGAATTGGGGGGTAACGGCAGTTTTGTCCCGGACAAGGACTTTCTAGAGAAAGTCGTTGTAGGTAGCAGGTCTCCTAGGGAGACCTGTTATCGTATTCACAAACTAATGGTCTGTGAATATGGGTTTGCTTATCGCAGAAGCGAAAGGGCAGACCGTACCGCACATAAACATGTTATGTGGGCACCGGTAGTTGAAGACGAATCTGTCTTCCCACCGAATTCCATTGTCAAGTTTTTAGACAAGGAACACGAGGCCGTTATTAGGTCGGCACGTAAGATCCTCGATGTGATGGATCCAACGACCGCCTTTATGGCACTCGAGCAAAGAACTTACTTTAGTAAGTTGTTTGATGGTTCAGGTAACTTACCTGAACCCCAGAGATATCAATTATCTCAGGGCCCCTCTAAGAATTTAGGGGGGTATAAAGGTTTCCCTTCAATGAAGAGATTCCTTGAAACATGGATGAATCCAGGTTTCGAATTTAGGAATTTTCCTAAATTCCTAGTCAAGCGAAAAGAGCTTGAACTAGAAAGCCCACTCAAAATTGAGTTAGGCTTTACACCGGTTGTAGAAAGATCAAATCTTATACCGGAACCCGTAGAATCTGATCTA